GCGGACTGCCGCGTACATGTCCTTTGCAGACATGCCGCTGCCGGCCACAGCTTCCTGTATCATGCTTCGCAGGCTGCTGACGCCTACGACCGCCTCCGGGCCTGCCTCTCCGCCGCCCAGCAGCTTCCCGTTTGCCATGCCGAAAATAGCAGGGTTATTGAGGATCATGCCGCCTTCCATAGCTTTTGCGTACCAGTCTACCGACAGGTGCGGTACAGATGGCGGATTCAGGCTGAATTTGCCGGATATGCTGAAATGTGGAAGTGCCGGCAATGAGATCTTCGGCAGCTTCAGCTTGCAGTTGTTGATGGTATTCTTGATAGCGTTTATGGCGCTCGATACAGTGCTTTTCGCCGAGTTGATCGGGCCCTCAATCGCTGACTTAATGCCGTTCCAGATGGATGTGACCGTCGATTTGACCGAGTTAAATACACTGCTGACCGTGCTCTTGATCGAGTTCACGGCCGATGATACCAGCGATTTAATAGTGTTCCAGATCGTCGATATGACATTCTGGATGTTCTGCATGACCGTTGACACCGTGGTCTTGATGGTGTTCCAGACCGTCGATATTGTCGTCATGATCGCGGTCACGACCGTCGTGATTGTCGCCTTGATGGCTGTCCATATCGTTGTGATGGTCGTTTTGATCCCGGTGAGGATCGTCATCACATTGCCTTTGATCAGGTTCCAGACTGTGGTGATCACGTTCTGGATGGTCTGCATATTGGTATCGATGACTGCGCTGATACCGTTCGTTACGGTGTCTACGATCCCCGCGATTGCCTGCCAGAAGCCATCCCAGTTGCCTTGTGTGAGCGCTATAAAAGCATCGATGATGCCGGATATCACGCCCAGGACCGTCTCTATGACGATCTGGATCTGCTGGAATACGCCCTCAATGACAGGCGCAAGAATCTGGCAGAATGTGTCCCAGGCGATTTTCAGACCTGCGACGAACTGGTCCCAGTAAGGTTTCAGTATTTCGAGCTGTTCCTGAAAGCGTGTAACAAAGTCCGATATCGTCGTCTTTATCTGCTCCCAGATAGCCATAATGCCATTCCGGAATCCTTCATTCGTCTTCCACAGATGGATTATCGCCGCAACAAGTACGCCTATAATAGCCACCACCGCAAGGATAGGTCCCAATGTGGCCATCTGCAGGCCGGTTATAGCAGCCTGCATCCCCTTCAGGGCCTGCATCGCTATGCCTATCTTTTCGACGATCACGCCGAAGATGATCAGCACCGGGCCGATCGCGGCCACGATCCCGCTGACCGTGACGATGACAGCCCTTGTCGTGCTGTCAAGGCTGTTCAGCCATTCGACAAACGTCTGCAGATGGGCCACCATAGCTTCTACGACCGGCATCAGTGTCTTTCCGATGGCGATCATCAGGCCTTCAAGCGCTGATTTTAAGAGCGTCAGCTGACCGTTCAGGTTGTCCAGCATTGTGGCAGCCTGTTCCGATGCGGACCCACCTGCATCCTCAAGTTCGCTGGCAAAATGTGCAGTCTGCTCTGCAGAGGAAGCGCACATTTTGTTGTAGCCCTGCAGGCCGTTCGTCGTGAAGATAGTGTTCAGCTTGGCGTTCCGCTGTTCTTCGGTCATTCCCGCGGTCGCCGTCTGCAGGTCCGCAAGGACATCGCTCAGACTTCTTGCCTTGCCTTCCTCGTCGTAGGCAGAGACCCCCAGTTCATCGAGAGCTGATGCCGCCTCATCTGTAGGTGCGTACAAGTCCGTCATGGTCCTGTTCAGCATTGTCGCGGCTTCTGATCCCGTGACGTTCTGCTGGGCCAGGCGCAGCAATGCGACCTCGGTCTCCTGGGCGCTCTGCCCGTAAGCAGCCGCGGAGGAGGACGCTCCTGACATGGCTTCCCCGAGGGCTCCCACGTCTGTCTTTGCCAGGGTCGCGCCCTTGGCGATCAGGTCCGCGTAATAGCCGGCGTCCTTTGAAGCGTCGTTAAAGCCATTCATGGCGCCGGTCACGTACTGGGCCGCGGATCCCATGCTGATACCGCCCGCCGCTGCCAGGTTCAGGACATCCGGAAGGATCTCCGCCTGTTCCTGGGCGCTGTAACCGGCCTGCGCAAGGATGTTCAGACCCTCCGCGGCCTCTTTGGCCGAGAACGATGTTTCCCGTCCCATCTTCTGGGCGAACTCTTCGAGCGTGCCGTTAAAGCCGTCCGTGGTGACCTGTGTCGCCGCCAGCTGCTCGTTTGTCAGGCCCATGGAAGCGGCCACCATTGACATGGCCGATTCAAAGTCCGCGGCAGTCTTCACGCTTGCCACGCCGGCTCCCGTAACTGCTGCCGTGACCGGGAGCATAGCCTTCCCGGCCGTCTGCATCCCGGCGCCGACCTTCTGCATCTTCGCGCCGGCTTCCGCGATCTTATCAAGAGCGGGCTTGGTGGTCTCTGACTGGCGCTGCAGGTCCTTCAGGTTATTTTCGGTCTCTACGATCTCCCTTTGCAGGGCGTCGTATTTTTCCGGACTCAAAGGTCGGCCGAACTCGTCGTTTACAGCTTCCTGCTGGGCTTTGACGTCTGCCAGATGCTGCTTCGTCTCATCGATCTCTTTCTGCAGGTTCTTATATTCCTGCGTATCGATCTTGCCGGCCTTCTCGAGCTCTGCCTGGCGGTCCTTAAGCTGCTTGAGCTTTTCCTTGGTCTTGTCCGCCTCCTGCTGCAGAGGGGCGAACTTTTTCTGCCAGGCGTCGTAGTTGTCCTTTGTCTTGGCTGCCTGTTCTGAGGCTTTCTTCAGTGTCTCCAGGCGCTTTGACGTGTTTTCGATCTGGGTCCCGAGGAGCTTCTGTTTTTGTGCAAGGAGCTCTGTATTCTTCGGGTCCAGTTTGAGAAGCCGGTTCACATCTTTGAGAGATGTCTGGGTCGTCTTTATGGACGAATCCACCGACTTTAAGGCCTTATTTAGGCCGGTTGTATCGCCGCCGATCTCGACGGTGATGCCTGCTATTCTTCCAGCCATTCAAGCCTCCTGATCGTCAATAACTCAGAATTTATCAAAGTCCTCCTGCGTGGCCTCCCTGATGTCGCTCTTAGGCTCTTTCACATCATCGTTAAGCCTTTCCGTCCAGATATCCAGGACCAGTCCGACCGTCAGAAGTTCCAGATCCGACATCGAAAGCCCTACTTCAAGGCACCGGAGCAGGAAGAGGGGCGTGGTCATTTGCCGCCCTGATTTATGTAATTTTTTTTTGCCTTCGCGGTGGTGAGCATGTTGACCTTCCAGAGGTCAAGGATCTGCGGCAGGACCTCGTAAATTGAGAACATGTCGAACTGATCCAGCCATTCTTCCACCGTCGGCGGGATATCCGGGTCCGCATGTACGGCCATGATGTAGGCCACGTCCTCGAACAGTCCCAGATCTTCGATGGGGATGTCTTCCCCTTCTTTTTCCTTCGACTCGAAGGACCCCTGCAGCTTATTGAGGTCCTTGATGATGTCCCGGCCGTATTTGATCCGGTACATCCTCGGGATTGCTGCAGAGGCCCGGAATTTCACATCTGTTCCGGATATATTAATGATTTTTTCTGTCATCGCTCATCTTTCTCCCTTCTGAAAAGACAGGCGATCAGCCTGAAGCCGCCCCAGCTGTTGTCAGGGAAGGCACATAAACAGCGTCATACCACTCGGTGTATGTCGTGCTCGTCACTTCCACATCATCCCCGGTCTTTGACTTGACCAGTCCGTCGGCCCTGGGCTCGCAGGAAAGCGACAGGCTCTCTGTCTGCGGTTCAATATCTTCTTCCTTGGTCTGGGACCCTACGGAGGGACGGCCGCAGCTGCAGTTGTACAGGACGTGCCTGATCGCCTTTTCGTCGCCCTGGAACTCGAACAGGAGCGCGAAACGCGGCGCCTCTTCACTGGAGGCCACCTCGGCCAGTACCCCGTTCGAATCCTTGATTTCCTTGAGGATGTTGATCCTGAACCACTCGGGGATCAGTGCCAGCTCCAGATCGCCGGAGTAACCGTTGTTGCCAGGGGATTTATAGTAGACGATGTCATCGGCGTAAAACGCGCTGGATTCGCCTTCTGCATCCAGCGACATGCTCACAGCTCCGGGGATGGGCTGAGGAGTGCCATATGTGTAAGCGCCCCCGGTCTCCTGCGTCTGGAGGGCTACATGGACGTTCTTGAGGCCATATTTGATTTTGTTCATATTGATTCAACCTCCATGAACTCAAAGTGTTGATTGAATATCTTTTTTCTTTTTCCTCTGCAAACACCACTAATTCCACTGATTGAGAATCCTGTCTTTTCTGCTGCTTTGGAAATATTACAAAAAACTTCTCCTGTCTCAATATGGATGACAGGTTTGTTGAACCAAGGTCTTTTCTTACCTTTGTTACCTTTTGAAATTGCCATGCGATGCTTTTCCGACATTTTTCCATGCGGTTTTTTCATCGCATCTGACATCTTCTTTTTTGTTTCCGCAGACCTTTTCAATCCATAGTTCGGATTTTTTGCGCCTGTGTTTATCTCTGATAGATGTTTTTTCTGAGCATCGGTTAGGTGACGTCCGTATTGCCCCTCTCCTCCTGCTGTGAGGTTGTAACCACTGTTAAAAGTATCGAGTTTTTCTATCCAGAAAATTTCCGATGATTTCAACTCTGATTTCGCAACCTCTTCGACAACATAGAAAGAGAAAGACTTTTCCCCATATTTATCCCACGCTCTTTGCAGATGAGGATTGACATGATTGCCTTTTCTAAGTTCACATTTATGTGTTCTCCATCTGGCATGGATGTCTTGAGCCATCCCTATGTATTTCTTGTGATTCACTGTATTCTCAATACAATAAATTCCAGTTATGACACACATTATCCTTTTATCAGCATCCTCATTTCGTACAAAAC